GCCACTGGACCAAGGTCGGTCGCTCCCGCTCCCTTCAGAAGCCTCCGACAAGTCGGAGTCTTTCTTGACGAGTTTCCATTCCGTTTCCCGTGTATAAACAACCAAACCGGACCCTTGCACCCCGTCAGTTACCTCGACAATTTCACCGTATTTATTTTCTCTTTCCTTTTTAACCAAACGGATCGGGCGCTCAGATGAACGAAGTCGGTGCCCGCCCATGTAATCCATGTAAGCGGAGAAAAAGCCAAGATCGGCCGCTCTTCTCGCTTTCTCAAATAAGCAGTATTCTTGCTCTTCATCGATGCGGCGAAGCTCACGCCAAATAGTCACAGGTGGAGTTTTCTGGAATTGGAATTGACGAAAACAAAATGTACGCGACCAGGCAGTCACGTTTTTCACGGTTTCTTGAAGCTGCGCTCTTTTGTTGTCTCGATCGGTTTCACCTTCAAGCGCATAACCATCAACGTTCTTTGATATGTATTTGGCCAGATAAGCCACGGCACCGCCTGCCGACTTATCGATAAGCTTGGCCTCAAAACGGGCCTTCATGGCTTTCGTTCTTGGAGCACCATCATCAAAGAACAGCTCACTATTTTCTCTAAACTGATACGACTGAAGCCCTGCAATGAATTGTTGAACATGCCCAAGCGGCATAAAAAACACACCATGCCAGTGCGGTGTTCCGTCTTGGTGAGGCTCAACAACCCTCATACCGTAATAAGTCAATTCACGATAATCTGCCCAGGCTCTAAACAAGTTCCAACCTTTGCTTAACCAAGCATGGGCATCTTTGGGATTACCGCCATCAAATTTAGGATTTTCAACCCAGTATTTACCGTGCTTTTTAAGTCGATGAAAACGGCTGGGCGCCGTCATAGTGACAAAAATCGCTACATGATCATTACTCTCTGCATATTCCTGACAACCTGCAATACGAGTCATCAGTTCATGTCTTCGATTAGCCGGGTTACTTTGGGACGAATCAATAACGGTTTTAAGATCAACCACATCACCATTTTCAGATTCAATGGCCATGAGCTCAATCCATTCTCTTTGTCGGTCCTGCCGAATGGTCAACCACTCACAAGCCGCATTGGACGCATAAGGAGAGCTGTGTGGAGAAACCATACCTGCAGCCCGGCGAGCATTTTCTAATACGGCCACTGCAATACGACCGATAGCTCTACGCCAAAATCCTTCATCCATCAGTCGACATATCATCGAATATGCCTGGTCAGAACTTTCAACATAAGCAAAATGGGGAAGCCATAAAGAAGCCCCAGTGAACTCGTTAATAAAACCAATACTCTCCATTGGCGACATACCATGATCAGATGCCAACCTAACTCGATTACCACAACGCCCAGCCATTTCTATGGCCAATTGAGCGATTTTAATTTCGCTATCAACTTTCCACCACGGCTCAGGCAAGACCGAAAACGCTGCAGCAACCGCACTGCTTCGTTTTTCAATAAAATCTACCGCACGCTTAAAACCATACTTTTTTAACCTGCTGGCTGATGCTTTATCGATATAGTTTCGAATGTCGTAAGGTAGCTTGAGCTTATTGGCCATAGATGACGCAAACTCAAAGACCCTTTCTCTTGGCGTCAGTTTTCCATCATGAACCCATTCGCCATTAATAAAAGAAAGCTGAGATGTGCCTTTGTGATTGTCCAGATAAGAAAGCAACTCCCGATGCAGATTGCTCGGGAGTCGATTAAGAGGATTATTCAGGTTGAAATTGTGTTTTTTCATTATGTTTAGTAAGGCATTATCACTCGATTAGGTAAGCGCAGAGACTTCTGTTTTAGCTTCTCAAGCCATAATCTCTTGCGCCGTTCTCGAAGCGTTTCTGTTTCCGCCCTTTTTGCGGCAAATTCTTTGCGTACTTTTGCTAGCTGAATAAGGCCCCGCTCTTTATCCTCTTTGGTCAACGAGTAATGCTCTAAATCAGGGCAAGGCAAATGGCATGGGTTGATGTATATTTTCGTGCTCATCTGAAACTCCAACTAAGTGCAGGCTCTGTGCGAGAATGGTAATAAACGATTGAACTGACATGAGAACGATTCATTTCCATTTTTTCAGCAATCTGAGATGGCGTGAGTCCCTCGTCATAAAGACATCGACATAATTCAACATCGTTATCTGAGCACTTAGCATGTGGGTAGAGCTCCCCCTTTCTGCGCAACGATATTTTGTTACTCTTCTCTCGATGGCGATTAAGCGTCCTTACTCTGTTTTTGATTGTGCTGATTGAAGCTTTTCTGTATCCAAGCTGCTCAACTAACTTGGCAATCTCCTGAGTCGATTTAATACCAGCCCACTTCAAAATAAGAGCATCTTCGTCAAACTTAAAATTTGGGCTACTAAGGTTATTGCACTTTCCACAGCTCTTGCGATGACCTCTGCGAAGATCGACGGTATATCTTTCAATATGAGTATTTCCGCATTCACAACGGCACTCTACTCCTTTCCCTGGGTCTTGCTTAGTAACCGTGAGCTTGCCAAATTTTTGTCCGAGAATGTTGAAATACGTGGGATGGTGTTTTCCATATTGATAATGCTCTTCTCCACGCTTGATTTGTTGAAACCAATCTTTGCGAATACTCATATCTCAACAAACTCCTGTGTATCCACGACGATAAAGCCGCCTGCCCCTTCGCCTTCGCTGAGTACACCGTGGCGAACGTGATTGCATTTAAGCTGTTCACAAGCTTGGTGGATCGCGTCCTCAAAACAGTCAAAGTCTCCAAGTGTTGTGGTTTCTAATTCTTGGGTGTGTTTGTGGCGCTTCATTGCGCCATCACCAAACAAACGAATAGCGACATATTCCATTAGGCAGTCTCCTTCGCAGCGGCAAACTTTTCGATATCCTTGATGGCTTGGTCACGAATGTCTTTCCAGATACGGATATTGGCGTTTTGCTGACACTCTTGGCCTTTAACAAGGTTCTGTTGGTATTTGTAAGCATTAAGAGCGGCGACGTTATGGAGGTGTATCGCTTCCTCAAGGGTGTTTAATTCAATCTTTATCATGGTAAAACTTCCTTTGTTCGTTAATGAGTTAGGCAAGTCCAGGTATGGCGGCACCGTTGGCGACAAAATCCACACTCATCGCTAAAAATGGTGAAACGCCTTTTGTTTTGCTTTCGATATCGTTGATAAGCAGCACAAGGTTGCTGATGCCTGCCTGTGCTTTTTGAATAATGGTGTGTTTGTGGGTTCGACTCAGGCGATCACTGCCTGCATGTTCAAGCGCCATACGGGAAAGCTCGCCGGAGTGCATGGCATTTTCTAACGCCCGCTTAATGAAGGTTTCTTCACTCGCATCATGTGGGATTTGTGCGGTCACGACACCGAGGCCAAGCAAAAGGCTGTTAAGAATGGTGAAGTTGCCACTCGCCTTCGTGATCATCACAAGTTCTACATTGGTAAGAATGTGCGGCTGCTCTGGATTGAGCTTGTTGCGCAGCATGGTGGCGTTCATACCCACCATTTCAGCTAACTTGGTCATGTTCTCCGAGTTCGCAAATGCGCAACACGCTTCGTTAAATGCTTTTTGTTTAGAGCCACGGAATTCGCACATTGAGTCATTTGGGTTCATAACGAATACTCAATAGAAGAAAAACGGGAGTAAAACAAAACTCCAACCAAGGATGTTGAGCCACAATGGGCAATACTCTTTGGTTGGGACCAGGGAAGATAAGCGCATGGTTATCAACCTAAGTTTTGCATGGCTTCACGAGTCGCGATCTCAAGCAAAGCCACCATGTTGATCAGTGGTGTTTCTTTGCCTTTTGTTTTGGTTTTAATAGGTAAACGGCCGTCTGATACCCAGTCCATGATGGTGCGCTTAGGCATACCTGAAAACTGAGAATACTGGTCATAAGTCATGAAAGGTGTATTTAAAACTACTTGATAAGAGAGCATAGTGATATCCTTTAAGGTAACTGATTGTGTTTTACCGGATTAGCGAGTTGCACCTCGCAGTTAACCGTTGAGTGAAAATTTAGACTTTTTATGAGTGAATATCAAGAGAAAATACCCCCTTTTGAGTACATCGGCGGTAGAGATGTTACTGAAAGGATGAAGCTCGTCACAAAATCGAGTGACTTTAAGACGCTTGGCGAATGCCTCAATGTTTCAAAAGGCACGATTTCAACTTGGCATCAACGAGGTCTTACCCCTTATGAAGTGATTATTAGACTTCATTTGAAGACTGGCGTCTCTATCAAGTATCTAGCTTTAGGTGAAGGTGAACCCTTCCCCGACAGAACGGCCCACACATCAAAGAAAAATGAATCAAAAAGCCTTTTTGATGTGGACCTTTTTTCACTTACAAACGGTAAGCTTGTCGGTAATGAAACTCTCGTCTTTGATAAGAGCTATTTAGACAAACTCAAGGTTCTGAATGTGATGGGCATTGAGCATGATGGAACAACCTTCATTGTCGATAAAGAAATTCATCAAGCAGTAAGCGGCACATACCTGGTCGATATGGATGGCTTACTCTCTCTAAACGAGATCCAACGCTTACCAGGTAAAAAACTGGCGATTAGCTTTAATGGCTCAA